ACTTTACTATTGTTATACTTAGGTATAACATAGTAAGAGCGATTTTTTGGGTCAAGTAATGGGTCAGGGTTACAGTATGTAATATTCATAATTTTTCCTTTCTAAGTAACATATAAGATATAACACATATTTATAAATAAATATATGTGTTATATCGTTATGTTCCTAATGGTTAAGCTAAAGCCTTAATTTGGTTAGCAATTTCATTGTTAAGAGCTTTTAGCTCTTTAACTTCTAAGCCATTTTCAATGGCTTGCATTACAATGGCTTCAGCCATTTGCTTTACATTTGGTACTTGAAAAGTACCAACTTTAACAACTTCGTTGTTATCGTTAAGACCGACATCGGACTTAACATCTTCTTTAGAAGATGACTTTTCATCTACTTTAGTAGATGTATCAGAACTCTTTGAGTTCTGTTTGTTAAATGCCTTCAGCAAAGCTGAGATGTTATTAAATCTCTTTGTAAGAGATTGTAAATCATCATAATTTTCAAAGAAAATTTTAGCATCTGAACGTCTTTGACGTTCAATCTTACTGATATTCAGCTTTTTAAGCTGAGCTTTGGAAAGTCTTAACTTTCCACTTGCATTCAACTCATCAGAGATGAGTTTTCCAAGTGAATACCAAAAACCACCAAACATAGTTTGGGCTTCAAACTGTCTCTTTTCAAGAGACAGCAAGCGTGTATTCTCTCTAGAGAGAATCAGACCCTTTTCAGCGTTTGTTTTAGCTTTAGCTAAGTTTTGGATTAAACTGTTGTTTAATGTTTTTGTTGTTGGATTTTTCATACCATTGACTCCGTTTGTTACATTTTTTTGGTTTCATTTAATTGAAAGGTTTTAACACCCTTCACTTCGTTACAGGGTGCTTAAAACATTTCAAATGAAACCATTAAAAAATGTTCAAACGGAGTCATTTTGCCGTCAGTTTTTGATAGAGAATCTATCTATGATTGATATCTTGTCTGATGATGTAGCAAGACCGACATCGGATTTGTAACAGCTTTGCTGTTAAGAGGGGGTATGGTTTTTTTGTACTCCTACCGAAGGTAAAGCCTAAAAATCACTCAACCATCACTTTGTGATGTTCATTCGGCTCGGCAACTCTATCAATAACACTCCGTTTGAGTGTTAAGGTCGGTTTTGGTCTGTTTGCATCAACATTCTCAGAGAGAATGAGCATTTGGTCGGCTCAATTCCTGCGTGTGGCTGGACATTATGCGTATACCTGCCCACGATTGAGGGGTAGGGCGACAGCCACCACCCCCTATGGCGTACGTATGCTTGTATAAATACACAGATTAGGAAATTCAAGTGGTAACCACACAGATAACTCAGCCATATAGTGTTGCAAGTATGCAACAGTTGCAACATTACCACACTAAATACTACATAATAATACCTATATTATTTTTTAGGGGTTGACAAGCGGCAGAAAAAGAGTATAATTACCATAACAGTTAAAGTGTTACACTTTAAAAATAAAATAATACTTAATAGTAACATATTATATATAAGAATATGTATAATAGTACAGTTAAATGTACCCTCTGTACTAAAAAAACAGTTGACTTCCATGAAAAAATCAGTAAAACTAACATATAAGGATGACATTATGTCACAAACTTATGACTCCCTACGTAAGTATGGAGATTTACGTGCAGTTCATGTACCACATTCTACTGTACATTACATTAGAGCACTTATCCAAAGGGATACAGGAGTGCGTTATTCTCTATCTCGTGTAGAGAATGCCATGAAAGCCGAAGGTTGGCACGAATAGGGAGTAAATAATGGTAGCAGCATTAAAGTTAATAAAGAAAGCTATTAAACATAGCATGAAAAAACCACGTAAAAAGGAATCAACGTATTTATCAGGTAAGAATAAAAAAACTAGAGCACAACAGATTGATGAATATACACAAAAGCTAAAGGACTTAGATAAAAACAAAGGTAAAAAAGTTTATGACAAGCCTATAGGTCCTAGAAAAAAAAGTAAGATGGCAAAAAGTGAAGGAACTATTGCTGGTGGTACTAGAGTTACACAAGAAAAAGCACCTAGTAAAAAAACAAAAGCTAAATCAATGGGAACTGCAGCAAAGAAAGCAGCAGGAAAAAAAGCACTAAAGAGTATTCCAAAGAAAGCAAAGTCTTCTAAACCTCAGATTGCTATGTCCATGAAAACTGCTAGAAAGAAACAGATGAGAGACACAGCTATTAGTAAAATGTCGGATAAAAAAAATGCGGCTGGTGTTTCAGAAAGAATGAAAAGAGCATTCCAAGATATTCCACTTGAAAGAAGAAGAAGACTTCAAGTGATTATAAGTTCAGGAAATCAAAGCAGAATAAGTAAGGCATTTGAAAATCTTGATTTAACAAAAAGCGAGTTTATTAGAGTTAATAAACAATTTACAGGAGGTTAATTAAATGGCAGATAGAGATATTATGCAACTACCAACAAGCGAACTAACAAAAGGCGAAATTGGTAAAATAAAAATATTTGTGAGGGATGCAATTTCTGCAGGTCACATGTCAAGGAAAGAAGGCATGGCAAGGCTTAAAAGATTTGGTATATCTACAAAAGGTTTTGCTATGGGTGGCATGCCTAAAAAGAAAAAGGGATATGCTAAAGGTGGTGCAGGTTTTGCCAAGCCACATAATTACTTTGCAGGTGGAACAGTAACAAACAATCTGAAAAAATCTAAGTAGGACTGCCCTAAAATGATAGACCCCATCACATTATCGGCAGCCGTTACAGGTGCGACTACAGCATATAACGCAATAAAAAAAGCCGTAATGGTGGGAAAAGAGATTGAGGACATGTCATCTGAACTTGGCAGGTGGATGTCAGCAGTCAGTGACGTAGATAATATACAGAAGAATGCAAATAGCCCATCAGCATTAGATAAATTATTTAATGGCTCAATAGAACAAGTAGCCATAGAAAGTTTTTCAGCCAAAAAGAAGTTAGCCAAACAAAGAGAAGAGTTACGTAATTTTTTAATAGGTCACTATGGATTACAAGCGTGGGATGATCTTATTAAAGAAGAAGGTAGAATACGTAGAAGCAGACAAAAAGCTATCTATGAAAGAGAAGAACGCAATAGGCAGATGAGAGACTACACTATTATGGGTGTAGCATCTTTAGTAGGAGTTAGTGCTTTAGGTTGGATGATATGGTTAATAACTGTATCCGTCTAGTTTTAATTTTACTTTTATTATTACCTACTGCATCAGCTAAAGAAGACGACAGCACATCTGTAAAGATGACGACTTGCAGACTAGCTAGTCAGATACTAGGGAACAAGCAAAGAGTATGTGTCTTTACAGGTGCAAACAATACACAGTACAGAGAATACATACCCTATGATGCAGGACCTTGCCCTAGACAGTACCAATGTCCATACAGACCTAACAAAGAACCTTTTGATATTAAGAGTGTAGTTAGAAGTATAAAAAAACAATTTAAGTAATTGACAAGGCTAGAGTTACTTGGTATAATATATGAAATTACTTTGGGTACTTATAGTAATGTTACAAGGAACGGAGGTTAAAGAAAATGTCTACTTCAATGATTTGGATACGTGCCTTGGATATGCACAGAAGCTACGAGCACAGGACTTACACCAACGACAAGCAGGTGATAAAGTCTACCTCAAAGTATATTGCATTCCTCAGAAAGGTGATTAGATATGTGGATTCCAGTTATAACAATATTATGGAGTTTAGGAGAAACTTCAGCATTCGTAAATTTTCCTATGGTAAACTTTCCGTTTACAACAGAAAGCAGATGTTACGAATACGTAAATCAAGTAAGAAATAGTATAATGCAAGACCCTCAGTATATAGAGGGCTATAGTGTTTGTGTAGAAATACCGTTGAAAGGAGAACCAACATAATGGATTGGAATAAAATTAAATTTGATATGTGGAACAAAAGATTTGGTGAAGGAACAGACTTTGATTTAGATTACGGTAAGTTACTTATTATAGCTTTATTAGTGTATCATATATTCTTTCAAGGTTAGTTATGGCACGTAAACCTGACAACATGCCTAAAAGAAACAAGAAAAACTTTAGACCTACTAAGTCAGGTGCAGGTATGACTACAGCAGGAGTAGCTGCGTATAGAAGAAAAAATCCCGGTAGTAAACTGAAGACAGCCGTTACAGGCAAAGTTAAAGCTGGAAGTAAAGATGCAAACAGAAGAAAATCATTCTGTGCTAGAAGTGCAGGACAGATGAAAAAATTCCCTAAAGCTGCTAAGAATCCAAATAGCAGATTAAGACAAGCTAGAAAAAGATGGAGATGTTAGATGGCTAAACCTAGATCAGGAAAAGGATTATCTGCAGGAATGGCAAAGCAACCAAGAATATTTGGAAACTTAACTGCAGCACAAAAAAGAAAAGTATTAGAAATGGCTATAGAAGTGTTTGGTGTAAAAGGCTTAAAAGGTCAGAAACACTTAGGCTTTAGTAGAGGTGGCTTTCCTGATTTAAGTGGTGATGGTAAGACTACACAAAAAGATATACTCATAGGTAAAGGTGTTATCAAAGCTAAAGCAGGAACACTTGCTACAAAAAGAAAATCAACAGGTGGTTCTAAACCTAAGAATCCAAAACTCTATGCAGCAGTTAAGTCAGAAGCTAAGAGTAAGTTTAAAGTATACCCATCAGCATATGCTAATGCTTGGTTAGTAAGAACCTATAAAGCTAGAGGTGGGAAATACTAAATGGCTAAACCTCAAGGTGGCTTAACTAAATGGTTCAAAGAAGATTGGCGAGATGTTAAGACAGGCAAGAAATGTGGAAGGTCAGGAAGTGAAAAGAAGAAAAGACCTTACCCTGCTTGTAGACCTAAAGCTGTAGCTGGAAGAATAAGTAAAGCAGAAGCAAGAAAGAAAACAGGACCTAAGAAAGTTAAATGGTCAGTAACTGCTTCAGGCAGAAAAAGAACAACAAGGAAAAAGTAATGTTAGGATTATCTTCTTTACTAAGCCCTATTGCAAATATAGCAGGTACATATATACAGGGTAAGATGGATAAACAAAAAGCAGAGACAGATGTTAAAGTAGCTCGTGCTAAAGCAGAAGCTAAAGTATATGAGACAGAAGCAACATCATCTATGCTTATGGAACAGAACTTGACTGCACAGATGGCAGGTTCGTGGAAAGATGAATTTTGGACAATAATTTTTGGTGGTATATTGGTTGGCTGTTTCCTACCTTGGACACAACCATATGTTAAAGAAGGGTTTGATTTTTTAAATGCAAACACACCTTCTTGGTTTGCTAACTGTTTATACATTAGCATAGGAGCATCTTTTGGTTACAGGTTTGGTAAGCAAGGATTACAAATAATGAATAAAAGGAAATAGTATTATGGCAATGCATAAAAAGAAAAAAGGAATGGCTCGTGGTGGAGCAATGAAACCTAAGAAGATGATGGGTGGTGGCATGGGCAAGAAGAAAAAAGGCTATGCAAAAGGTGGAGCCGCTAGACGTAGATAATGCCGTATCTCATAAGTAACGTACCCCATTTTCATTGTTGGGTACGGAAAGAGTTTACGTCTAACCATCAGCAGTATCACGGAGAGTTTTTACATGCGATGGTGTTTGCAGTTAATACAATACCTGACAGGTCATTGAGCTTTCAACTAGTATTCACAGGTTGCGAAGCAGACTTTGAAGATGGACCTGAAACAAATATACATGGTGGAGCAATGTGGGCTAGGATGCCGATACAAGCACTTGTAGCCGACATACCACTAGATGAATGGTCAGAACCAATGGAAGATCATTTAGTACAACCTTGGGATTGTGAGTCAAGAAATCACAGTGTAGTCGTGATGGACAGAGTAAGCTCAAGCCCTTGGCTCTGTAAGATTGGTGGAGAATTTTACAAAGGTAAATATTTATTTACAGTAGACTACACAGATGGCGATATAGCAGATGATCCTGCTCAACATAAACAATCGCATGTGTTATACCTGTTAGATGCAGGGAAATGGACAGGTAATTTTGTTGCTTTGCCTAATAACAGAGTCCGTGCTACAAGTCCTGCTTTATGGGCGACTGGAGACGGAGCACCTGACTTTACACCATCACAATGGAAACACTCGGCAGAACAACACGAAAGTTACCTAGACCCAACTAAAACATTTGACAATTTATACAATGATAAAAAACAAAAAAAGAAAAGACCCTAAAGTTGGAACAGGAAAAAAACCCAAAGGAAGTGGCAGACGTTTATACACGGATGAAAACCCTAAAGACACGGTTGGCATCAAGTTTGCAACTCCATCTGACGCAAGAGCAACAGTTGCAAAGGTTAAAAAAATCAATAAGCCTTATGCAAGAAAAATTCAAATCCTCACAGTCGGAGAGCAAAGAGCCAAAGTCATGGGTAAATCAGAAGTTGTTTCAATATTTAAAAAAGGAAAAGAAAGTTTAAAGAAAGCTAAAGAAAACAAATGACTTGTGAATGTGGAAACGAAAAGTGTATGTGTTCTAAAACAGATTTAATACCTGACAAAGAAGCATACCAAATAAATAAAAGGAGAATGGCATGGGTTTTAATTTTGCTTATGGCTATTACTACTATACTGACACTAGCTTTCCCAAACAGGTTGGCAGAAGCAGAGAGTATCCTTATGACACAATACATAAGTATGTGTGGCTTGGTAGGAGCATACTTTGGTTTTAGTGCAATTAGTGGAAGGAAATAAATAATGGAAACATTTACAGATAGACTAAGAGAGGAATTAAAAATAGATGAAGGATGCAAATACGAAATATATTTGGACCACCTTGGCTTACCTACGTTTGGCATCGGACATCTCGTTACTGACAAAGACCCAGAATGCATCATGGAAGTGGGAACACCTATTAACGAAATTAGGGTTGATGAAGTCTTCCAACAAGATATAATGATTACACTACACGATTGTAAGAAAGCATTTGATGACTTTGATAGTTTACCTGAAGAAGTCAAACTTATTGTTGCAAACATGATGTTTAATCTAGGCTATCCAAGATTTTGTAAATTTAAAAAGATGATACAAGCAATCAAAGATGGCAATTGGTTGGAAGCAGGATATCAGATGAAAGACAGTAGATGGTACAAACAAGTAACAAACAGAGCCGACAGGCTTATATCACGAATGCAGGCAGTAGGCTTGAGTTAAAAAAACAAAAACAAAGAAAAAAACATATAGAAAATTTAAAAGAGTTTTTTAAACCTAGAGAAAGGAACTTTATCAAACATGGCTAAGTTAATTAAAATACAATCTAAAACGTATAAGACACCTAGTAGATTTCAAAAAGGTAAAAAGATTAGTTATAAAGATAGACTTAAAGAAATTAAAAGAGAGAAGGCTTTATCTAGTATGAAAAAAATTGTGCGTAGAGTAAAGAAGAAAAAGTAATATGGCTAGACAATTAACTGAAAGACAACAAAAGTTTTTAGATGCACTATTTACAGATGCAAAGGGCAGTATTAAAGATGCAAAGATTATTGCAGGTTATTCTACTTCAACTAATAACCAAGAAATAATTAAAGCATTAAAAGAAGAGATACTAGATGCAACACAGATGTATATGGCTAGTAATGCACCTAAGGCTGCTATTGCTATGGTAAGTGGCATTGAGACACCTACAGAGCTAGGCACAAGAGATAAGTTAAGTGCAGCAAAAGAATTGTTAGATCGCACAGGTCTAATTAAAACTGAGAAGATACAAGTAGAATCTTCAGGGGGTGTCATGTTAATGCCACCTAAAAAAGTAGAAGAGGAAGAATAGTAAATGGAATATCCAGACGGACCTACAATAAGT